GACACCCAGAGATCATCCATCGCTTTATTGTATTCAATAATAGTCTCTGGTGCCCGAGCCTTCCGTTGACGTTTCAGCTGCTCGTAGTATTCGGGATCATACTTTTCCAGTTCCTTGTCATAATACCTGGGAACTTTCATCTTGATCCCATCATGCACGATATAATCGTGACAATGAGCATCCGTCCAACCGTATTTCCAATACCACTGGTTGCCGATGCCATTATTTGGCCTTTTTTTATTACCGCGGGACATTGTCGCGTATTGATTATCCAGGTCGTATTCAATTTCGCCTGTTTCCGGATTTATATATTGCTCAGGGGACCCCTCCCCTTTCGCCCTTTTCATTACATATCTTGCCACATAGTGGGCAGATTCATATGTACACGCCCCAATCCTGTGATACCCATGCGGCCATAACTCTTCCAATTCCTTTGATATAAATAACTCGTTACCTAATTTCTTTTCCCAAACTACTTTGTCGGGAAAATCGTAACCAAATATAATTGCATGGTAGTGGGGGCGTTTGTTTTCATCACCGTATTCACCGCAATGGAAATATTTTATTTCTTTCCCAATTTTTTTGCGGAGGCGTTTCAGAAAAAGCTGAAACTCGGTGATATCCAAAGACCATGGTCGCTTTCGCTTTTCCAATGTCTCTGGATTGATTGTTAAGGTGATAAAACAGTTATTTTCGTGCATCTGGGCTTCGTGCATACACCTGATCGCCCATTCACGACTATGTTGGAGTCTACAACCCCAACACTGGCCACAAGGCAAATTAAAACCCTTTGCAAAAGCAAAGGGCTTTGAAAATACCACTTTGCCCTCGTATTTATACGCGAGTAGTGGATGATAACATGTCATTTTAAAGCCTTATTCCACCTCGCATTACTTGTGCAAAGTTTTTAGATTGTACCGCCATAGCTCTTTTCGTAAACAACTTCCGACTTTTTGATTTTTTCATTTTCTTTCTGTACTTCATCACTCTCGTTCCTTTCATAAAGTTGCAACCAAACTTCACCTTTTTCGTTTGGTATTGGATACGTTTCTAGTTTCATGCTGAATTTGTCTTCACGCTTAAACGCTGCGCCAACATGTATCCAATTTGTCCTGTCTCCCGATTTCTTAGCCTGTACTATTTTATAGTTCTTGTTCACCTTAACCTCCTGTGGTGTCAGTAGGCCCAGTTAACATCAAGCAGTTAACTGGGCCTGCGAATCCTTACTCCCCTGCTTCTTGGGGAGCGGGAGGTGCGGATTCGCTTTTTGTGTCTACCTCCAAGACATCTCCTCGCTGGTTTGTCTCAGGACTTTTTGCCCTGGCTAAACCCATCTCGATCATTTTTTCCTTATTTTTCGGATCGGTGGCAAACTCGAAAAATACTCCAGCATCATTGCCGAATTGTTGCCGTATTTCAGACGGAATTTGCGCAAAACTTTCGTTTGCTTCGCGAACCATATTAAGAGCTTCTGCATACTCATTGATTTCCGAATAGTCGCCATATTGCGCTATACCTTTGTTCACATTGGCAATTAAACCTGTACGGTCATATTGCTTAATAATATTTCGAACATCCGCTGCTGACGCATGTGACTGTTGTGTCAGGCTATCGCCCGTTGTTTTGAATTCGCTTCTGTTTTTATCGCCATAAGCGGTTTTGAATTTTGCCTTACTCACTGTCGTCTCCGTAATAACGTCTGATTAATTTATCCACTGCACTTATATTTCCGCTGATTGCGCTTTTATGTGATTCCAAGTACATCAGCAGTCTTCCTAAATCGGATTTAGAATTGACTGCTACGTCTTTTCCGACTTGGTTCAGTAACAACTTTATATCAACCCCGTTAATTGCCGCAGCAACACTGGCTGCGATATTATCGGGTCCCATCGTGGCAAATAGCCGTTGCCAACGCTCATTATGCAAATCTTCCATTTGCTTGATTTCTTGAACCAGCTTTTTCTCTTGCTGCTCAGTAACACGCGTTTCAGCTTCTATTTTTGTTGTTTGAGCTTGCGCTTGCCTGGCTGATGCTACCGTCGAAAATCCTTGAAGAGCAGCTGACCCGATATTTCCGGCGGTGTAGCTAGCCCCGCCTGGGGTGCTAGCTCCACCTAGTTTTGCTGATAAAATGGGATTGATGCCAGCTGCACGCAGGTCTGCCACTTGCCTTTGATGGGCTGTATTGCTCATACGCTCTTGAAAGTGCATCTGCCGTGCTGTAGCGGCTTTATTCTCTTTATTGGCCCTGTACTGGCCATAACCGCCTACAACAGCTCCTAATATGTGTCCCCACATTATTTACACTCCGGTACATCTATTAGTAATGCATCACTTACTGCGCATAATACATCGGCCCAAGGCCCGAGATTATGTGCAACTAACCAAGCTACTGCCGCTCCAAATAAAGCGGGCAGGGCGTATTTCCGCCCTACACTCATAATCAATGTCCATTTGAACCGATCTTGCATACTTCACCTAAAAGTGATCGATTAATCCCGGTACGCTATAAACCGGCATTGGTCTGGTTGTTTTCAGGTCAAAATACCAATCCCAGAGAAATTCTGGCTCTGTGGTGACTGCTATAACTCGATCAACTGGCGGATTTTCCTCGATGAACGAGGCATTCAATGCGGGGAGGGACCCGAAATCCTGAGCCAGATGCCAGGCATCAAGTGATCCTGTTGCGTTACTCCGCATTTTGCCTGTGATTTGACTAGGCTTATATCGATACTCCGCGTAACGCTCTTGGTAACCAAAAGTTTGCGTATCGGCAGACGTACCTTGTGTGTAGATTTCCTGATTAAGAATTGTCTGCTCGCCCAAATGGGCAAGTGCTGGCCAATAGAAATCCCAACGGTCACGGCGTGACCACATACGATTCATACCTTGTTGATATGTTAGATCTGCGAATACGCAAGCCATACCGATCAACACACCGTGTTCTACAAATGACTTACTAAAACCACCACGACTGCTTAATGTACCAATACTTGACAGATTACCCTGTGGTGAAGTTGAGTCCGTAGAACTTGTTTGTGGGATAGGTTGCATCATCAATTCTGTTTTTTGTCCGCCCAAATATTCTGGACGTTGCAACCTTGCGTCTGGCGACGTTACTCCGAAGTGAGATTGAAGAATCTCTGTGTAACGTGTACCACCTCGCGCATCGCGCTCATACAGCCGCTGGATCTGAAATGCTTCGCGCAGCTGGTTAATAGTAGCAGCTGACGCATCAGATAGATCCGCTTCTAGATTGCTATAACTCAAATTCGGTATATTTCCGCCAGCTGTTGCTTCATAAGCGGAATACTGGGTCTGCATTTCACCGCTAGAGAATCTACCGAGAATTGCATAATTATTTGTAATATCTGTTCCACTGAACGTGTCGAACTTAATCGGTGCGCTGTCACCCAGTGGGAGTGACACTGCGTCACCTTTTTGTGGCCACGGCAATGCTGACGTAAAGTAATCATGCCGTTTACCACGTTTTTGAATAACATAGTCTGAATAGGTGTCTGGTCCATCACCTTTATCCACAACAATACTGTCTTGTAGATTTTCGTCCCGGAACCACTCGTTCCAAATTAAATTGTAAGCGCGTCCATGCAGGTTATTAAAATCAATACCTGCCACTTGCGTTGGCAATCCCATATAATCGTAAAGACTGCCTTCGCCTACTGTTGCGCCTTGAACCTGTGGTACCAAATAATCTGTACTGTCGCCTGGATCGTCTTGTGCGCCATTAAACTTTTCCCAGTTGTCCCAAATCAACCGATTTGGAACGAAGAAAAAGAATGTTTCCACGTACATGTTATCCATAAGAGGATAAATAGGAGTTGCCAACCGGCCGAAGCCGGTGGCGTTTAGTTGAAACGTATCGCCCGGTAGAACCTCGTCTACATAGATTGGTACCAATTGCCCTGAATCGAATGTTGTTTTCAAACCGTGTACACGGTTGAATGTACTCCGTTGAATTTCAGCCTGGGGAACACGGCTAAATTCATGTGACATTGTTGTGGGTAGGGTACCCATTGGTCCGCCGAGCATTTTTTACTCTCCTAGTGTTTCAACTTCGATGACTTTGGTTGGTTTTGTTTGTCCGGTTATAACTCCGGACGTTTCATTGAATTCACCCAGGCGATGTAATGAGAAATCGCTGGGATGTTTTGCAAATACATGATCTTTGTTATTAATCACCAAATCCTGTATCGCTCTGATTGCTGTTCCGTCTTTTACTTCTAAAAACGGTGCTGAATATACTTCTGCTTGTTTGTCGTATACTGCGTAATAAACTTTTTTCATTTCCATCTCCCGTGAAATATAGTTACGGGAAATATTTACGCATAATATACAATAAGAGTCAATAATTTAGGTAAGTGTTTATTTTGACTCTTGTTAACCTGTAAATGATTCATTTCATGATATTTTACAGGTTTCTTACCAACCTCTCTAATTTTTTTATTTTTATTTCTTCTGACACCCAGAGGTCATCCATCGCTTTATTGTATTCAATAATAGTCTCTGGTGCCCGAGCCTTCCGTTGACGTTTCAGCTGCTCGTAGTATTCGGGATCATACTTTTCCAGTTCCTTGTCATAATACCTGGGAACTTTC